TTTTGTTTGCAACAAATTCAACATAATCACCCAACAATTTTTCATTCAAGCCAATTATTGTGCCTTCTTTCATGAGATGCTTGGCCCATGCTTTTTCTTCTTCAACACATAGTTTATACATGTTACGCACGGTGTCTTTACATTCTTCTGTAATTTTTTTCATTTGTGGATCATCACCATCCTGCCACTTTTTGATAATTTGTGTTGATAAGTTTAGATGTGTTGCTTCATCTCGTGCTATAAATGAAATAATTTTTGCTGAGCCTTCCATTAGTTTTAGTTCACCAAATGCAAATGTACAAGCAAATGAAACATAAAATCTTAGACCTTCTAATATATTAACGTTCACCATTGCAAGATACAATTGTTTTTTGACTTCATACAAATCGCCTTTGCCTTTAACAAAATAATCTTGTGCCAATTCAGAAAACCTATCATAGTTTTCAGTAACAGATATTGCACGTTTTACTATCTCATCATCATTAAGAATTGTATCAAATACTTCTGAAGGATCTGCATACACATTCTTCATTATATAAGTGTATGATCTTGAATGGATAGTTTCCATAAAGTCCCAAGTAATAATACAACCTTCTAATTCAGGAATAGAACAATATGGCAAAAAGGATAAACAAGGACCTCTGCCTTGCACAGAATCTAATAGTGTTTGATATTTTAAATTGGCTGTGAAAATATGCTTTTGTTCTGGCCTAAATGTTTGATAGTCAGCTCGATCTTTTTGTAAAGATATTTCTTCAGGTCTCCAAAAGTACCCTAACATCCTTTGATTAAGTTTATCAAATTCAGGATATTTAAATTGATCGTATCTTTGTGTGTTTTGGTCTTCACCAAAAAACATAGGTTGTTTAGTGAAATCTACTTCATTTCTATTGAATACTGTTTTGCTCATTATATTAATGTTACTGTATAGAGATTAATTTGTCAACTAAATTGCACATGCATCGCACAATTCATCATCTTGGTCATTTGGTATCTCAGTCACTTCTTCCGGCACAGTATCGGCTATGCCTTGTGGTTGTACAGTTTCCTCCTCTCCTTTGTAGTCATATGTGTTTTGATAGTATGATGTTTTCCATCCTAGTTTGTATGTTGTTAAAAGATCTTTTATCATTATACTCATTGGTACTTCGTTGTTTTCATAGTGCAGTGGATTATATGACCAGTTACCAGATATTGCTTGGTCGAAAAACTTTTGCATCACTGAGACTATATTAATGTATCCTTCATTGGATGGCATGTCCCATAATAAAGTATAATAATTTTTAAGTGTTTGATATTGTGGCACAACTTGTTTTAATGGACCTTTCTTAGACTTTTTAGTTGACAACAATGCACGTGGTGGTTCAATGCCATTTGTTGCATTAGAAACAACAGAAGATGATTCTGATGGCATCTGTGCAGACAATGTTGAATGTCGCAGTCCATGTTGCTTTATTTCTTTACGTAACCATTTCCAATCACAGGTGTATGAAAATTTTGCAAGATCATCAACATCTTTTTTGTATGTGTCAATTGGTAATAATCCTTCAGCATACTTTGTGCGTTCATAGTAATCACATGCTCCACGCTCTTTGGCAAGATTCATAGACGCTTTCAATAGATAGTATTGGAAACATTCTGTGAGTTCATGCACTAGTGGAAGTGCTTCTTTGTCAGAATATTTTACTTTGTTTTTAGCAAGAAAATGTGCAAGGCCAATGTATCCAACACCCAATGATCGTCTTGCTTTTGTGGATATTTCTGCCGCCTTTACAGGATAGCCTTGATAATCAATTATTTGATCCAGTGCCCTGACAGAGAGATCACATAAGTTTTCAAGATCTTCAAATTGTTTAATTGTTCCTACGTTGATAGCAGAAAGAATACAAAGTGCTATTTCTCCGTTGTCGTCATCCACATGTTGTATAGGCACAGTTGGCAATGTAATTTCTTGGCAGAGATTTGACATGCGTACAGGATCTTTAAATGAAGAATGGCTGTTTGCATGATCAATATTCATTATATAAATTCTTCCTGTTTCTGCTCTTTCTTTTAACAGTGCTGAAAATAAATCCATTGCTTTGATTTTTTTCTTAGGAGTTTTTCTGTCTGCCTCATACTTTATATACAGTTCGTCAAATCGATCGTTGTCAACGCCAAAAGTTTCATATAAGTCAGGTGCATCATGTGGTGAAAATAATGTTATGTCCCCATCTTGTAAAACTCTTTCATAGAATATTTTTGATATTTGTATAGAGTAATCTAGTTTTCTTACGCGATTGTCTTCTGTGCCCTTGTTATTTTTTAATACAAGTATGTCTTCAATTTCCTGATGCCAAATAGGAAAATGTACAGTTGCTGATCCTCCCCTTATTCCATTTTGTGTGCAAGAACGCACAGTGGATTCAAAAACTTTAAGAAATGGAATAACTCCTGTATGTGCAACTTCGCCACCTCTGATCTTAGAATTGATTCCTCTGATCCTTCCTAGATTAAGTCCTATGCCAGCTCTTTGTGCAATGTAATATCCCACAGCAGAATTGGAGGAAAAAATAGAAGGAAGTGTGTCATCTACATCAACCAATACACACGAAGCAAACTGTTTAATAGGAGTTCGCACTCCGCCCATCACTGGGGTTGGAATGTTTATTTGGAATGTTGATATGGCGTCATAATATTTTTTAATATAAGACATGCGTGTGTCTTGTGGATAGTCAGCAAATAGTGTTGCCGCTATCATCATATACATAAACTGTGGAGTTTCGTACACTTCGCCTGTGCTCCTATCCTGCACAAGATATTTGTCTACCACTTGGCGTAGTCCAGCAAATGTAAAGTCAAGGTCTCTATCATGTTTAATCCAAGTGTTTAATTTTTTCAATTCTGTCTTGCTATACTTGTCAATTATTTGTTTGTCGTATACTCCACGTTTAACATTCTGTATTATGACATTTACAAAATGTTTTGGCTGAAACTGTCCGAAAACCTCTTTGTAAACATTCCATAATAACAACCTTGCCGCCGCATATTGATAGTTGGGTGCCTCTAAACTAATCAAATCGTTTGCTGAACGTATTAATATTTCTTGTATGTCTTTAGATGACATATTATTTGTAAACTGTATGTGAGAATTCATTTCTATTTGAGATGCACTAACTCCTGTTAGTCCTTCAGTTGCTTGTTCAACAACAAAGTGCATTTTATCAAGGTCAAGCGGCTCCTTGGACCCATCACGTTTGAGTATTTGTATTTCGTTTGCTTTATTCATTATGTTTTTATTTTTTGCGTATTAGATAAGTGTGATACTTAGTATATGACCTAAAGGCTCTTTAGTAAATGATAATATTAGGTAATGTGTGGATAAATTAGATGTATCTTAAAATTCTATATTTTAAAGTTGCTGTTGTATCATTGGTTGAATCATATTGCAGAATACCTTGTGATGTAACTTGAAACACAATGCCGCTGTCAGCGTTTTCTGTAAAGTCGTCACTGAATACCATTGTGCCATCGATGCTTACAGCAGTAATGACACCTATGCGTTTTTTTGTGCTTGTGCCAGTGCTTCGTGTTATGGTGTAATGGAACTGAACATGATTCTCTCTTTGATTGTCAAATTGCACGGCTGATCCAGTGGCATTGTTTAGCACATTAACAAAACCTGATGTGTTATTGTTGAGAGTTGTTGCCTCTTCAACCGGTCCTTCATGATAGATGGATCCTGCAAAATTACTCAGCGTATCTGATCTATGGAAGAAGTTTCCGTATGCAAAATTGTTTCCGTGTTCAAAGTTTATTGATGGTCTTTCTGCTGAATCGTCTGAATTTTTTCCTACGTTTCTAAATGAAGAGCCTGCAACTATATTCCCAGCAGGATTTCCTCCAGCGTCATGTATGAATACACCTTCTACATCTATGCCATCAAATATACAATTGGCAATCATTATACCAGTTGGACCTGTTATTTTGTTGGCTGTCGATCCATCTGATGTCTCAGCAAGATTAACTCCTCTGTGTAAAGTTTTAAATTCACATCCTTGTATAACAACATCTTGTATATCGAAATCGGACATTACTCCTCTTTCGCTTTTTTCAAATACACAGTGTTGAAAATGTATGTGCTTACTAGTGTTAGCAGTTGTTCCGCGTATATCTACACATGCCTTGCTGTTCGAAGCTCCGCTTTGTGCTGTGAAACTTCCTGAGAACTGTACATTTAAAAAATGACTGTCTTGACAGGCATCTAAAATAGCAATGTGATTATCTGAGCTTTGTTCAAACTGTATGTTTTCAATAGATATAGCCTGCGGTATGGTGCCTCCATCAGAACCAATATTGGCTGAAGTATTCCCTTTGTCATCACAAGTTCTAAACACACACTCTTCTGTGCTATCATTTTGTTTAATAATTGTTGATCGCATACCGTCGCCAAGTATGTTTGTAAATGGAAATATTAGGATTGGGCCATTGACTATGTAAGTCCCTCCAGGAAAATATAATCTTCGTCTTTGTTTTCCGGTGGACTCAACAGTTTGTATATTTTTTATTGCTCTGTTGATTGCATCAGTGTCATCAGTAGAACCATCACCTTTGGCACCAAAATCTTTTACGTTTGCAAAATCATCTAATTTTTTTTGAAGCGTTCTTACTACAGCATTGTTTGTATCTACTCCAGTAACAATAGGTGAATCTGTGTTGCCTCTGAATGTATATGTGTTTGCAATTGTCAGTATATTGTCGTCTTCAGTAATAATTTTAGTGTTGCCAGTTTCAGGTGCGCCATCTGTAATAGAGCCATTTCCTATGAATAGTTCTTGTGTATCAATCGCAAATCCTAGTTCACCAGCCGCTAGTTGTGGCAATGATTCTTTCAAACCACGTCTATGTTGTATTCTTGAAATCTGTGTGATGGCCATTTGTGTGTATTTATAGACTTATAACTTATAGTATTGTTCGACTCTTGCCAGCCATTTATCAAGCCAATATGTGTAATGACTTGGTTCCAGGTCAAACTGCTGATAATTAAGATCGCGTGAACACATGAATATGTGTCCTTCCCTTATTTGTGTGCCATAAACTTCATTATGGGCCTCTGCATAAGCTACTAACTGCAAATAGTAATCTTCAACCCATTCTTTCTTTTTAGGCTTATTGGTCTGTTTGAAATCCATGATTGCAGGATTGTCTTTATACACTCCAACCAGGTCAGTGGTTCCTGAATAAAGTCCTGGAAAATATAATGCTTGTTCAATTCCCCACACTTCATTAACATCCACTAATGCGTTTTGTATGATTTGATTTGCCATGCTATTTGCCTGTTGATGCACTAAATTGGTTCCTGGGATCCTTTCTTCACCGCATAAAAATTTTTCTAAATTGTTATGCATCGCGGATCCTATTCCAGATGCTTCGCGAACAATACGTTGTGCTTGTTCTTCTCCAACACGTTGTTTCCACTCATTAAGATGTGTCATGTCTTTTGTTTTGGACAAAATTGTTGTAACAGATGGAATCTTATCGCCTTGTGGTGTTTGATAAACACGTTTGCCTGCTTCGTTGATTTGTTTTAGTTTATGATATGCAAACTTTTCAACAAATGGTGGTGCTGATATATTATTTGTATTCAAAATTTTGATACTCCTCAAATTTATCTAGCAATACTGCACCGTTTTTAATATGGAAATTAGTTGCCATTTCTGTGCAGGGTGAGAGGGTAACAAATCTTTCAACATGCGGTTTAATTTTTTGTAAATGTTCTTTGACAGCAAATATTATTTCAGTGCCTGCACCACGTGTGTAACTCCAAACTGTGTAGAATATTGCAATTTTGTTTTTTTCATTACAGCACCCTTCTTTCAATTCATCTTCATTATGTGGCACTTCATTAGTGTAAGCAACACAAATGATAGCATCTATGTTATTTTCAAAACTAAAAATATAAGTTTCATTTGGTTCTGTGGTTCTAAAAAAAGCCGATATGTGCGGACGCACAGGATCATTATTGAAATGGTGTGTTTCTTCAGGAAGAATTTTTCTTATCATTGAAAAAATATTATACAGTATTATGAGCGTTTCTTCAACGCTCTTTTTGCCATCTTTGAAACTTCGTCGTTGCCATTGATGTCCATCATGTTGTCATCTGTTGGTTCAACAACTGTGTCTATAGTAATTTTGTTGCCATCAAAAGACTTAACTAGATTTTTAATCATAGGATCATCCATCAACGACTTTATTATATCAGGATTGATGTCTATGCCACGATCATCCATAAAATCTGATAAAGCATCAATAGGAATCGACGCACCTACTTTGCGGGCATCTGCTTCTTGTTTAAAGTATTGTAGGATAGTTGCTAACTGCTGTGCGTAGTTTTCAACTTCTTGGATTAACATTATCTTTCAGCACGACCAGCTATTTCATCTCCGCCAGCTGCAGGCTCGGAAGCACCAAAGTCGTCTCCACCTTCTATGTCTGCATCACCACCAGCGTCCATATCCATATCCATGCCTGTGTCGATGTCTGTGTCTCCTGCCATTGGTGCTACTGATTCACCTTTGACAATTGATACAGAATCTTGTGCGCCCTGTCTAGCTGTGCCAAGTGCGTCTTCAAGAGCTTCAAGTGTTGGATTAATTTTATCCTGGTAAGACTGTGCCTGTTGTTGTCCAAGTTCATTAGACATTCTGTCAACAAGTTCTAGAACCTGTGAAGACTTGATCTCTGCAATCTTTTCATACATGTCTGTGATTTGGTCAACCACGTCTTGTGATGCAAGTAATATTTCGGATGTC